TCGTGAGGCCAGTTACTAAACAGCTGGTCTCACGAATTACTTTTATAGCTTTAAGAATTCATCTTTAGGTAGACCGTACCTTGATTTCGCTTTACTTACTGCGTTTTGGCTAATGCCTAATATGTTTGCAATTATTGTTTGTGTCATATGATTTTTTAACATTCTGTTAATTATCTTAACCTGCTCTGGCATTTCTTTTTGCTTAGCTTCTCGTCTAATCGCGCCTTTTTTGGCGTTTTTATACTGAGCGTCCACTAACTTTTTGTTAGAAAATAGCATACATTTTTTGTTGTCTGCATCTTTTTTGTTTTGTATTTCCCAAGCCATTCTGTAGTGGGGTTCATATTTTGGAATATGCGGTATTTTTAGTATCATATGTTCACCCCTTTTTCTCTTAAACCGCTAACGAATTTTGTTAATTCTTTTCTAGCGGCCCATAGATCATTTTTTACGTTTGGGTGTGGATCGACCCTGTTATCTTCGTCAATAAGACGATCCACCATTGATTTCAGAAACTTGTGCTCTGATCGTTCTGCGGGTGTAATTTCAATCATTGTTTAATCCCAAAGAGCATTTTCTTTTAAAACGATAGCTGGACCTACAATGCCAGTGTCGCACATTTCTGATGCTTCTTTATTGGCTGGAAGCCCGATAAGCATACCTTCTTCGTTAACAAGAATTTGCCACTCAGGGTTTGTTGGTGATCTAACTATTTCGACTAAACCCCCGACAATACTTTGCGCCTCCTTTAAGGTTGGCGCTGTGTCTTTAAATACGTGTAACATTTACTTCTCCTTTAAATGTAATTGTGCAATTACGGCGTTATTGCCCAAACTTTGCAATTACGGCGTTATTTACCACTTTTAGTTTATAATGGGATAAGTACCACAAACAACCATACTATGTCAAACGTTATCTCTACCTGTTCGTGGTATATATTCACCACTGCTCAGTGGCCCATTCTTAATACCAAGGAATTTTCTTGGACCTGAGGTCGACAAGCTGTGCTGCTCAACTTTGCCTCTTTTTAATAACTTAGTCACATACTCCTCAACGGTTGACGCAGAAAGTCCTTGTAGGGCTATGTAACATGGCTCTACTGACGGGCTGTCTTTAATTGTCACCCAAATACCGTCTACAGTACTGGCTTTAGTAATCGCCATTCCTTCAATTTCTTGCAATTCTATAACCTGACGAGCGTATTCAATTCTGCGTTGAGCTTCTGGTGTATCTTTAATTTGGTTAAGATCTTTAGTTCTATCTACAAGCAAACCTGTATTTGGATCACGAACAAAATTTCTGATGTCCCGATTTGCTGGCCCGTTTGATTTCACGACTGCGCCATCGAACACGGCGTTTCTTGAGAAATCAATTGAAAGATCTTTGCACCGTGTCTTTGCTTTTGATACATCGACCGACCACAATGCAAATGCGCAACGCACGCCATCGACAATAGCTGACGTACCCCGAATAGAGTTTCTCGCTTGCTCTGGAGTATCTATTGGGTTGTCGTCTTTAATCTTAGCCATGTGGTGATTAACCATGACTGTAGCACCTGTTTCTGTTGATATCTGAGCGAGTAAACCCATAAAAGCTGCCCCTGCTGCGGGATCTGAATTCACATCTGCATGAACGAATGAAGCCATTGGGTCTGCTGAGAAGAACGCGAGGTTTTCTATTTCCGCAATTTCTGCATATAGGCGTTCGAATTCTGGTGAGACAACATATGTATTGTCTTGCTTTATCATGATTGGAAACACGCCACCTACGTTTGGCATTGGAATAATATATAGGTTATGCTTGTAGTTTTTGCGCTTATTTAGCGGATCTAGCCTTTCGATGCGTCTGTGCAGTTCGTCTCTATCGTCTTCCGCGCAAAGCATAACGACATTTCCATAGTGCGATATCATTCCACCAAACGCGCTTTGCATTGGCTCTCCTGACGCGATCTTCATTGCCATGTCGAGTGTCATCATTCCCTTACCGCTATCTCCTGCGGCTGCAAAAACAACAGGCACGCCTAGAGGTATTGTATCTGCAATTAGGAATTCTTGAGCCTTCGCCTTACCTTGAAACTGTTCGCTAATAAGTAGGCTACTATCCTTAAGGGTTGGGAATTGCTTAACTTTATTGTTGGGGGCGTTAATAAAGGACGCTATGTCATATTTTTCTTCGATAGCGTCTGCTGCGTCCCACTTTTTAGGTTTGCCGCTTGGAGGTGTCAGCATTGTTACTGACTTTGCGCCTGCATTAATCGCCAACTCTTGAACGATCTTTGCTAGCTTTTGACCGGCGGAATCGTTATCTGGCCATATGATAAGCTGCTTTCCCTGCAAAGGAGAGAAGTCGAATTTGTTTTTTGTATTGACGGAAAGCATTCCTGCCCCGCCAATGGTGCATGTTGCGGTATATCCTAGTTGTGTTAGTGCATCTGCGCATTTCTCTCCTTCCACCCAAATTATTCTATCGGACTTTATAATGTCTGGTATGTTATATAGAGGCCTTGTCTCTGGGAGCCTTGGAAACTGCCTGAATTCTTTCTTAGCGCTTCCATCCGCATCCAGAGTAATCTCTCCAGTTTCGTTGCGCTCTAAGTATCTACGGACGCTAACAAGTATTTCTCCGTCTGCTGACAGGTAATTATGCTCACCATCGTGAGGCGTGTTTGCATCTATTACTCGGCGTTGCTTAACTTGTTCGGGTTGTGCTGCTGGGGGAGGAGACTGCGGAGGTGGTGGTGGTGCAGAAAAGTTCGGGTTAACTGGGTTCATTGGAGGTTCTGGGCGAGTTTCCCCCGATGACAAATAATCTGAAAAGTACTCTGCTACATCGTTCATTTTCCAGTTGTACGCTGACATCAATATTTTAGTTATGCCGCCAATGCCTTCATCTGTACTAAAGTCTTTGCCGCGCATGAAGTTTGGGCTTGATGGGTCTATGTTTATTCTTAGAGATTGACCTTCTTCTCCGTGTAAAGACCCCAAGAGAAACTCATTGCGAACGACTTTCCCGTGCGGAAACGCATTTTTCAATGCTTCTATTTGAACGTAATGAGGTACTTTTTCCGATACTTCTAACACTAAGTCCCTGTTAGAACCAAATCCTGTATTGCTAACTAATCTCATAACCATTATATTATCCCTATACCTCGACTATTCTTACAAGGGGTCAGCATTCCACAATGCTGGCCTCTTTTTTTTATTCTTTCCAGCAAGTCTCCCGATAGTCACAAAACTTACATTGAAAGAAGTCTTTGCTCTGCGCTATGCGGGGTAGGATGTCATTTGCTTTTGATGCAGTCAATATATTTACTGCCTTATCACTAGATTTTTGAGCTAAGTCTTTGTTAAATGAGACAAGTTCATAGTATATTTCGCTAGTGTTTTTGTTCACAACAGTGAATAGTGCTGGGTGATCTGTTAGATCCATGTACGCTTGATATATTGCTATCTGTGTTGCGTATGTTGAATTTGCCTTGGCAACACCGTGGTTTTTAAAAGCTTTCCACTTTGAATCATTTGCTGACTTGCACTCCCAAAGCGACGGGTATCCCATTGCGACAGGCCCATCACATATAACTCCATCTATGTGACCTTTGATTTCTCCATCAGCGATTGAAAAGCCGAACTGCTTACCCGACTGCTCTTCGGTTCTAAGGTCGAAACCAGCGTCTCTGAGCCACTTTGCTGCGTAATCCTCAATCTCATGACCAAATTGAAATATCCGCAGAGTACGCGCACTAAATTCCGTGCCCTCGTCTTGTGGGTAATTCATGTATTTATATTGCGTCTGCCTACTGCATTCGTTTCCGATTGAAGAAGCACCCAGATACGTTCTGCGCTCTCGCTTTTCATTATCCCGAACAATTCCTCGGTCTACCTGATCTGATATTGCTTCTGCTATTGGATCGGTTTTATCAGAACGGGATGCTTGTAAGCGGCCAAGTGCCTGTTGACTCATAGTAAGTTTCTTCGAGTTCTCCAATTTTCACTTCTCCCGT